AGCAGCTGCTCAAGAAAGTGAATTGATGAGCTTAAAAGATATTGTAAAAACCAAACCTGACTTCGAGACCTATCGAGCGATCATCTACGGAGTCGGAGGGATCGGGAAATCCACGCTCGCCAGCAAATCAGAGAACCCGATCTTTCTCGACATCGAAGGAGGCCTCAGCTGCATCGAGGTTGCCAGCATTCCATTGATGAATGTTAATCCTCCGGAAGCCTACGAGAAGTTTATTCAAACCCTCGCGATGCTTTACGACGAGGATCATGACTACAAAACCCTGGTTATTGATTCCCTGGATTGGCTCGAGCGAATCGTTCATGCCCATACATGCAAAACCAAACGGATCGACGACATTGCGACCCTGGATTTCGGTCGAGGCTACGTTGCTGCGCTCGGCTTCATGGAGCAAATCATCAACAAGCTCGAGAAGCTCCGATCGAAGAAAAAGATGAACATGATCCTGCTCAGTCATGCAGCCCAGGTGAAAGTGGACAACCCTGGTGAAGAAGAGCGCATGAAATGGAATTTACAGCTGCACCACAAATCGACCGCGAAGTTCTTTCAATGGTCAGATCTATGCCTGTTTGCCAATTATGAGGTTCGGACCACGAAAGAGACCGGATCCTTTGGCAAGCAGCGCATCATTGCTCATGGATCCGAGCGGATTCTCTTTACGAGAGATCACGCGAACCATGCAGCAAAAAACCGGCTGGGCCTCCCGGATCCGATGGAAATGGATTGGGAGCTCATCCAAGAATTTATCAATAACGCTAAGAAGAAAGGGAAATAAATGGGATTTTTCGACCCTGGAGAGACATTTGATACGGCCTATGGAGACATCCCGGAAGGGGAATATCCAGCCGTTTTGAATAGTTGGAATTGGAAAGCAACCAAGGCAACCGACGAGACTACCGGGAAGCCGAAAGGTCATTACCTCGAGCTCGAATTCATCATCGTCGATCACATCTTGATGAATAGAAAACATTGGGAACGCCTGAACCTGGACAACCCAAACGAGAAAGCTGTCGGCATCGCTCGAGAGCTATTGAACAAGTTCTTGAAAGCACTTCCCTGGACGGATCCGATCGGAAACGAAGAAGAACTCTTCAAAGCGATGGGAGACATCCAAGGCAAAAAGATCAATATGGTGATCAAGCACCGCAAGAAACAAGATGGTGAAAAGGAAGTTCAAATAAAAAACTTTAAAGAGTATGAGCGACCCAGTAACAGTCCACCATCAGATGAAATCCCATTCTGATTTTCTTCGCGCCCAGCCGGCGGTGGCGCGGTTACCAATAACACCGGCTGCTAAATCCATATATTCCTTAACCGGCTCTTTCTCATATGGGGAGCCGGCGAGGAAATTGGACGCTTCTCCTCTTTGTTACGGCCTCGATCGACCCGGGGCCGTCTTCCCATAAAATAAAATGATTTTTAGTGACGCAAAATTAAATATAGATCCAAGCATTTTTATTGAGGTCAATGCTTATCCAGACAGAACCGAGCAAGTTGATATTGAGACTCAAGGAAAGGTGCTCAATGAGTTTTTAAAACGAGGCCTATCCATTACAGACAACACAACGGATTACAAAACTTTTGAGAAAATTAAAAAATTTGAAAAACCTGGTCGTGCAAACAATTGGATTGAAATGAAGCATGATTCGGAATTTTTTTTAATGCTTCTTCAACATCCTTGCTTTTATGAAGGCAAGGAATATCGAATTGATATTAATTTGTCGATCCATGAAGAGGTGTTCAAGTCTTTTGACGATCATTACAGATTGATTTCAGAGTCTGCCAGGTATGAATTCAATCGATGGAATGACTGATGAAATGGAATCATTCCGTTCCGTGGGAGATCACGATCGATTGTCCCTGGCCTCCCTCGATCAATCGTTACTGGCGAGCCTGGAACAACCGCATGGTTGTATCGACCGAAGGGAAGGAATACAAGGCTCACATGAAGAAACATCTGCTTTCGCAGCTGGATGTCAGAGATCTGCCGTTATTTCCAAAGCCGGCAAAGCTTCAATGCAACATCAAGGCGTATCCTCCGGATCGTCGAGGCCGAGACCTGGACAACATCCAGAAAGTCCTCCTGGACTGCTTCTCGAAGATTATCTGGGAGGACGATGTTCAAGTTCATGCGATCCATGCAGAGAAAATCTATGACTATCGAAACAAGGACAAAGGTTACTGCGAGGTAGCCATCAAGGAGATGGAATGAAAAAAGACATACCGATCCCAGCTGAAATCTTTTACGACAAACGGCTCGGTCACTCTGAGCGGATCCTTCTCATCACGCTCTTTTCCTATTCGAATCCGAAGACGAATATCGCGAAGCCGTCACTCAAAGGTCTCGCTCTTCGAGCAGGATTCAAGTCAGTCTCAACAGTCAAAACAGTCTTGTTGAATCTGAAAAAAACAGAGTGGATCCAGGTCACAGAAAAGAAGGGATCTGCAAATATTTACAAGCTATCAACCCAGCCAGTTTTTGGGGGGACTGTAGAAGAAGGAGCACTACCTAGCTCTACCTTAACCCTAACTAAGCTAAACCCAACTAACTCTAACACACACACACAAGGTAGAGCAGAACATGCAAGTAGAGAAAGAACATTCCAATATCCAGGCCATAGCGAAGCCAACGGAGCTCGCGAAGAAACTTCTGAAAAAGTTCAACGCGCCGAGAACGAAACCGATCCAGGTCACGCAAGACCTTCTCGAAGTCTGGGAAGAAACGCTTACGATATTATTGGAGAGTTATACAGAAAAGCGCGTTTTGGAAGCAGCGACAAGAGCTCAAATGAGAACGAGTCACTTTCCCCAACCAAGTAACGTCCTCGAGATGCTGGAAGACATGGAAGCTCCTTCGATTCAAGATGTCACGTTAGTCGAATACCGAAGACAGATCGCCGGGATCTCTCAATTCTGGTGGACGGCCTATCGTCACGCTGATGCAGCGATCCAAGGTCAGGTTGATAGGATCATGCGCGAATGTCACGCCGATCAAGTCCCGGCTGATGATTGTTGCAAAAAATTCAGGGAGTTGCTTTTAGAGGCCCATCCGCTCGCCAAGACGGGTTCCCTGGAGAACTCCAACCAAGCGGATGAGCAGCGAAATATACAACGGAATACGCTGATTCCCTCGCTCCCAATGCCACAGCATCATGTGGTCACTCAAGCCGAGCAAGCGAGCGAAAGAGCGGATCGAGATACCGAGTCGTTTACGAGTCTCGCGGAGCTCCTCCGGGGTCATCCGGATCGGCCCGTCCTTGATTCTTCCACCGCGGATTAAATGTTGAGGGTCACGTTCATCGATCTCATCGACCTGGTCGTTACCTTGTGTGTGTGTGGAATGAGTTGGTTTCGAGTTGGTTGTGAGTTGGTTTTGAGTGTTTTGAGAGTGCATTGTTTAGCCTTTTTTGATATTTTAAAAATCCTACCTCGAGTGTCCTTGAGGTGATGGGCCTCGAGCTCGAGTGTTGCCGCACGTTTGAGAGCTCGAGGTTTTCCCGACCTAAGCCTTAGCTCGGAATAGTTAAGTTTCTGATTTGCTCCCTGACTCGTTCGGTTTCCCACATAAGCCAGTGCTTTTGCTGTCCGATCCCAAGCCCTTTCATGGGAACCTCGGTTTTCACGCCATCGTACTCTTTGACCAGGTGCTCGAGGTGCTCGCGATAAAGAACACCAGCCAGGAACGTGATCTTCTCCGGTAAAGCAAAGCCGAATCGATTTTTAAGCTGGTGATAAACCCTTTGCGACCAGGTCACGCGGTCTTGTTTCGTCATGTCACATAGCGCGACATCGTAGGGATCCAATCGATCGAAGGGATCGACCACTCCATGCAAAGCTGAAAGGATCAAGGTTTCAGCGTATTCCTTCGTTTCGATTGCTTCTTTGCAGTTATGATCCCAGGCATAATACAAGCTCTTCTTAAACAGATCTGAGTCGTAGAGCTCATAAGCCTGGGCTCGATGATCGAGCTTTGATTTACTGCATTGAATGAGGATCAAGTGTTTCATTCGTCATCTCCTTTTTATTCGTTGTGCCAGTAAAGTTGCCCGTTATCGTCAATCATCCGCTCGGTTCGGATCTCGTCCTCGTCGAGCCGATTCTGCAAGTCACGCTCGTCAAGCTCATCGACTAGCTTCCTGGCATGATCGACCAGGGCTTTGAAGGGATTGTTTTTACGATGAGCTACATCGGATCCATGCAGCAGCCCGTTCAAGACAACATACCGCGCAGCAAAATAGCCGAACCGGTCGAACTTATACCGGCCCAGGTTCACCAG